GAGCTGAACCTAAAAGAACTTTATTTAATTTTGGCATTACAATTTCCTTACTAAATTTAACGCTACTTTTACTGGGTAAGTAGACAAATACCCTAAAACTAAAACCACTGAGACCCCAAAACCAATAGACAATGAAACATCAGCAGGACTAACCGAAATATATTCAAACCAATAATCATAATCAGACTTAGAAACAAGAACGTAAGACGAACATGACTCTAAATCCTGACCTGTTACCTTTAAAAAACCTTGTTGATTAGCTGATACGCAAATCATAATTAAAATGATTTACCATGTGGAAGCAATAAGACCTCACGCCCAAGACCTAAACGGTCAAAATCACCAACCTCAAACGATGACGAATCTAATTCATATTTACCCGCAGGATAATGCTGTTCACCATCTAAAATAGGAACGCTTGTACGAACTGGAAACTTACCCTTCACATGCGCGTAAACCACTTGCGATTGCATTTTCCAAGGCTTACCAGACTTAGCCGAAACACCTTCACGTACATCAATTTGTTCATCTTCTTTAAAAATCTCAATAATTAGTGCAGCCATAATTATTCCTTAATTTATTAATTTATTAATTGTTTAGCATTGGCAACCACAGCAACACGCTCAGAATTACATTTCTTGAGGAATTTGTGATTAGCCAAAAGTGACATTGAATCTAAGTAAGCACCGAAATTGTGCAAATCTGGTTCAACAGTTGAAATAGAGTGAATATTAAAAATATCTTCTGAATGGCCTAACGCCGAATCCATAAAATCGGTAAACGGACAGTTAAGCTTTTCACCTAGTACTTTTGCTTTACGAACAAGGATTAACGGTTCTTTATCTCGAACAGCTAAATCAACACTAAGCGCAAGTTTTGAGTGATTTAATACATTCATATGAGTATGAACATGGTTATTAACTAAAATTGATTGGGTATCAGGAAGTGAAAATTTACCACCTCTATCATCACAAAGCGCACCAAGTACGAGATGAGTATCACCACCAAACACATCCAATAAATCAGAAATAGTCCGGCCACACTGACGCTTAACCCATCGGATTTTCCCCGACAAATCCAATAATGATCGTTTTTTTGATGAACGCACAGCTTTAGCTTCACCCAAGTCGAAAGACGCAGAAAAGGCATTGATACCTGCAAACGAACCATTAAAATCTAACAGAACATCAACTGATTTACGTTTTAATTCTACTTCTGAACGATACCAAGATTGATCTATGCCCTGCTCCCTGCCTTTGTCATACACACGCCAAAAAGTATTAGATTTACGAGAACCAAAAGTGTTTATTTCACCAAGTAAAAGCTTGCCTCGATAACTTGGTTTTGGTGTGTATTCAGGTTCAGGGCCACCATTCGGGTTTTGAAACATACCGTCTGCATAACAAAGTGCCGCATAATCACAAGAAAAGTAGTTTTCAAAACAGTCATAAGCCAAATCAATTCGAGTTAAGCTATTAACTAAAAGAATATCGGACAACCAAAAGTGAAGTCTAAGCTCTGAAACATTAGAAAACACATGCTTACAGCCCTCGCCTGATATTTGAATATAAACAGTATTGTTATTGCCACCGATACCAACAAAACCAAGCTCAACCTTACCCGTAATATCAAGGATTCGATGACTGTCCTTATATCCGTGAAAACCTTTATCACGAGATGAAGAAACAACCTGTAAACCCATGATATGAGATAAAAACTGTGACATGCGATTAAATAAAACCTCATGAACATCATGATGATAAGACTGAATTAATTGATAACGCTCATCTGGATTAGTTACATTATCGAGTGATTGTGACGGCATTTTTTGCCAAAATTTGCGATATTCAACACCCGCTTTATCCAGCAATTCAAAGTGAGACAGTGGAATTGAAAAAGCCAAGTGATCGCAAATAACGGAAGTCTTAGACGGTTCAACATTTGGGTTAAGAGGTGTTTTAAACATAAAAAATACCTTCAACGCAAAGCTGGTCGTAATTTTCAGCCGTAATTTCTACAAACTTAACAAATGGGCCATATTCATGTAGAGCATACGCGCGAAGTTCTGCCATAGATTTAAAAAATTCATTACGAAAAGGCCAATCAGTACAGGTTGCATTAACTCCGTAGTTTGGCTCGTTATCGTAATAAATAATGATTGATTTAGGCATAAACTCAATATCTCTAAATGGTGTCAAGTGCAAATAGTTGGGGTATGTTGAACCAATTATTTGCACTAGTCAACCACTGGTTAGAAAATCAGGGGTTATAATGTGTAAATAATCACACTTCCAGTAGGTATTTATGTTTAATGTCAAAATAAAGGCACTTAGAGAGTCCAGTAAATTAAATCAGGAAGAGTTCTCGAAAAAAATAGGCGTGACCAAAAATACATACATGAAATATGAAAATGGTACGCAATCACCAAAATTATCTACGGTGCAAGATATTGCAGACTACTATCATATAAATATTCTTGAATTAGTAAGCGACAGCGAACCAAGTTTGACAGAAAAGATAGCAACAAAAATAAGGTTAATAGACGAATTAGACGACGATGAAAAAAAATCACTGAATATGTTATTGGAAGGGTTACTACTACGACATCAAGGACGCTCAATAAGCAGTCAACTAAACGAATAAAAACAGCACCCAATTGTGCAAAGCCGCAATGTTAGGGGGAGTCTACCCCCGTAAGACAGTACGGGGGCGCTTCGCTCGAAATGTTTCGGCAATCGCTTTATAAAGAATAAAAGATAAATTCAGGAACCCTTTCCCCGACGAAACGGGGCCCCTTTCCCTGAATGTATCTTTCAAAATAGAAAACGTTACTTTTAACGTTATAAATTTGAAATTATTACGTTATAACGTAAAAGCAAAATTAGATAAGCGTGGCGTTCGGAGAGGATTCAAAAAAATAGAAGCAAAAACTGTATAAAGTTTCAAAATGAAACAAGAGTACACTATTAAAGATAGTGTACTCTTGTGATGTAAAATCAACCAAAAAAGGAAGCAAAAAATGAGTGAAATAGATTTATCTTTAATGGGGAATTACCTAGATAGCTCTGATGATTTAAGTTCGTTAGAATCATACTTAGTTGGGAAAGGCGACACTACAGCCTACGGTATGAATATTGCCATGGCAATCGTATTTAGTAGAGTAGCTAATGCCCTGAATATGGATAAAGATGTTTATGACCAATTATCAAACATCAATAAATTCTATCTTCTTCGTGGTGCACTTCCTGAGCAAGAGCAAGAATTAAGAAAATTTATTCTTGAACGTTTCTATAAAAGTATTAGCTGAGTAAAAGTGTGTTAGCGCACTTCGCATAATGCGGATTATGTGTAAATACCACTGCGTGGCCTGCTTGCCTGTTCCAGTATCGCAAGCAGGTAAATGTTTAACATAATCACGTTGCTATTATGCGCAGTGTTGTATTAATCATAAGGTGTGGATTCAAACCCAAGAACCTTTATCGCAAACCAATTGAAAAATGTATTTGAAAAACAAAGGATTGAAAAAACCATATAACAACTTACGAAGATTTCTAAAAACGTCCAATCTCCAATGACTTCTAAAATATCCATATAACCCCTTAATAAAATACGTGCTGTACGTGAAATCTAAAAAGTTTTGCCACCATAATTACAGCAGATTTCACACACAAAACCAAGTACCGTAATTTAACCAGGAACAAAAACACGTTCTTGGTTAAACAACTAATTTCGCAAAATAGATTCAAACACCACAACAGATTCCCTCATACTCTAAGCAAAAACAAGGTTTAGCAGAAAGATGTGTAACGGCTACGCCTTTGCAACATGATGCAAATCTGTCACATGTGACACCTAATCACTAACTATAACCGGACATCAACATTGATTGATCAAATTTGAATTTTGATTAGCTCTTCATAGCAAACGGATTCATAGTTTCCAGCGCTGACTTATCAGATTTCTTAATCTCTGGCGCACAAGTAATCACACGCCTATAGCCCTCATAATCGAGCGCATAAACACATTCAGATAGAGAACTAAAAACATAACCTAAATCTTTTAAATTATTACTATCTGTTTTAAACATAAACTTATCATTTAGATAAACACTAATAAAAACAACATCAAAAGAGCCATCACTAAGATATGTAACAGTATTCCCATTCCTATCAAATTTACTCTGAATCATATGTCCGGTCACATAAAAATCATACTGAATCAAAGGGCCAAAATCACCAACAAATTCAGAACCAGCAACAACTTCATACGTTTGATTAAAACCATCAGAAGAAGAATTCGGACTAGAATTATCACTAGTAACATCAACTCCAGAACCTGAACTATCAACACTAACCACTTGCTCAACAACTGGCTCATCATCAAAAAAAAGAGTTGAAAGGATCGCAATTGATAGCAACATCATTATCAAAGAACCGATAAAGGGCCATGTTTTCCAAATGCTTTTCACATCACTAGCATACGCTTCCTGAACAGCTTTATTTGATGACGTATGTGATTGATAAAAAGGAAAGTATGAATCCTTATAACGCCGCTGAGATGTATTAACTGTCTCACCAGCAGCCCCCGACCTAACCTTTTGAGTATATGAATTTGGAGACCCGAAAGCGGTATTTTTCTGGCAAGAATAAGTAAGCTCTATCATGTCTTTAACATCACGATTCAGCTTTCTAAAATTCTGAGTAATTAGAATAATATCAATACCAAGGTGCCTGTGCATTGAATACCACTCTAAAATAGGAACATTGCAACCCCTAGTTGGCAAAACTAAATGAGCTTCATCAATGACATACAACGCCGCTTGACCGTCCTTATTCCTCCAGCCATCGTTATAATCTTCAATGTTAGAAAAAGGACGACGGGTCGAACCAAAATCATTAAGCTTACCGTCGATAACAACAATTAAATCTCTAACATCCTCACCAAATGTTTTAACTAACAACTCAACATTTAACGGTAAATTGGTTATAACCTTACGACCTTTAGATAACGAAGGAATAATATGATATACGACAGCTTCATACGATTTACCGCCTCCGGGCTTGCCAACAATACCATAAATCATTAGCTACCTAACCTTACAAACGGAATCAACTGAAGCAACAATCTGATACCTATCGCAGTTGATATTATTGCTAGTGCATTAGGTATTCCGGCTTGAATAAACACCCATGCAACGGTAGGTGGAACACTGCCCATATATTGAGAAACATCTAACTGCCCTAACATGGCACTCAAACCGCTCAACGCCCCAGTAACTAAATCCAGTAACATTTCAAAAATCCAGAAAACCAAATCTTTCAAGGCTTCCATAAGCGAAAGAAAAAGACTATAAAAAAAATCAGCAATAGCATTAAAAAATTCAGTTAACATTTAACCTCCGAAAATCATTGAACGAGCATTAGCAAGAGCAAGAAAAATAATACAGAAACGAATAAACCCCCAAAGATAACCAAACGAAAATAAATCATAACAACCAAACGAACCAAAAATACCAAAATCAAAACAGGCATCAAATGATGGTTCAGAAGATGATCCCAAATCAAGATTAGTCAGCGAACTAGACAAGTCGAACAAAGGGCCATTCTTAACACCAGTAGTAAAAGTATTAAAAACCCCGTCAATACCATCTGGATAACTTGTCTTATAAAAAGATTTACAGCTACCATTTTTGTAGCAAGTCCCCTTGCCTTCAGCATCAAATTCCCCAATTTTCTCAACAGCATCAGTAAGCTCATCAAGTTTTGAAGATAAATCACCAAAACCATCTTTGTTAACATCAGATAAATTATTAAGACCATCTTTAGTCGAATTATTTAAACGATCAAGACCATCTTTAGTCGAATTATTTAATCGATTAAAACCATCTTTAGTCATACCTTTTAAATCACTAAAGCCAGAACTATTAGTATTTTTTAAATCAACAAGACCATCTTTAGTCGTTGTCTCTAATTTATTAAAATTTGAATTTAATGATTCGAAGCCCAGAATATTAGTTGAATCTAAACGCGACAATTTATTAATAATACCAGCATAATCTTGTGATTTATCGCCATCAGTACCATCGCCATCAGTACCATCGCCATCAGTACCGCCATCAGTACCGCCATCATTATCAATAAAGCATTTCGTTTTAACTTTATGTGTAGATTCACTGCAAGATATGATCTTAAATGTAAAATTCCTACCGCCAGCCCTCAACGCACAATGAGCACGAGCAGAATTAACTTTTTGTCTAGCGTCAGCACCAGAGCAATAAGATCCTTGTTCTGGTTTAGTGTCACTGTCACCACAATCAAACCAACAATCATCGTCGCCATCAGTACCGCCATCAGTACCGCCATCAGTACCACCATCAGTACCACCATCAGTACCGCCATCAGTACCACCATCAGTACCGCCATCAGTACCGCCATCAGTACCGCCATCAGTACCACCATCAGTACCGCCATCAGTACCACCATCAGTACCGCCATCAGTACCACCATCAGTATCATACTGACAAGAAGTACTAAAAAATTGTGGTTCTTCAGTACATGTCACTTTAAGATGGGAATCAGAAGAGCCGTTAGCCTTAGCCTCAGCAGTACACGAACTTCTATTCGCTGCAATTTGATGTTGAACCCAACTATCTTCACAATACGCTGGTTTATCCGTTTTTCTCCACGTAAAATAATCCCTTACTTGACCTGTAACTCGCCCCGAGCAGCCCCCATAACGATGCTCGTCAAACATAATAATTACACCGCCTTCTTGTGAATCAGGATCTCCTCCAGAGTCAACCTGAAGTGAGGCAACCTTCAAATGACCCTTGACACAGCGCGACCTTAAAGCGGAAAACATAATTTCCTTACTTGAATAAACACTGCCCAGTGGAGAACCAGCAAAATAATTATCTCCCCGAGCATAAGAATTAAATGAAAAAATAACGGCAAGAATAAAGATGAATATATTCATAAATTAACCCAAAAAAAGCCCCGTATAAACGAGGCAATTAATTAACGTAAATTTTGAGTAATGACATAACCAGTAATGGCACCAATCAATACATAAACACAGATTACTATGTCATGAAGAACTAAAAGCATTAGACTTTAGAGATAACACGTTTAGCTAAACCAATCCCCTTAATTGACATAGCGACCGCAATAATGGCAACACCAATACCAGCAACCGCAGTACCTACAGCTGAAATATCAATGGCCGCAAAGTATGAATCAATACCGCCAGCTGCAAAAGATGGAGAAGCAGCAACTAAAAGAGCTGAACCTAAAAGAATTTTATTTAACTTTGGCATTACAATTTCCTTATCAAATTTAACGCTACTTTTATCGGGTAAGTAGACAAGAACCCTAAAACTAAAACCACTGAGACCCCAAAACCAATAGACAATGAAACATCAGCAGGACTAACCGAAATATATTCAAACCAATAATCATA